GAGACAGTTATCAGGCTCAGGCAGCGTCGAAGCGGGCTGCCATTGCTTGGGGCGTCCAGTGACTTCACGGGTTTCAAGTTCGCGGGTAAGTCTAGTTTCAACCATAACTATTGCTCCAGCTTGATAAATTCACGAGCATATTGCTCAGGAGTGAGGCCAAATTTCTTAGCCACGTCTAACTGAGATTGCCTAAGCACGACCCGTTTGGAGGAGGTACTACGAGAAGCTGGAGCTACGACAGTGGCAGCCTTTGAACTTCCACGAGGCGTCGTCCTAGCGTTTCCGCCAGTCGGCCTGTCATTTTCCCCGAAATACTCCGGGAACCGCCGCTGCATCGTGGTGTCGATGGACCGCCAGTATTCGTCTGTGCCGACGTATTGAACGCCGTTTTGTTTCTCAAGCTTTTGGTGAAGCCCAAGAGCAGCTGCCGTCATCTCTTCGTCGGTGCCAAACCACGTATTGCGCTCTTGCCACGCATTAGTCTTTTGGTCAGTCGGAGGAGCCTGACGAGCTTCCTGTACGTTTTGTACCGGCTCTTCTTCATTCTGTAAAGCCGGTTGGTAATCATTCAGTCGATGTAGTCGAAATCCTGCATCCTGCAGCCGTTCTTGGGCTTCAAGAACCTTGTCAGTATCTCCGGCCTCATATGCTTCTTTGTAAGCACGACGGGCATCAGCGACTTCCATCTCAGCTTGTTGCTTGTAGGAAGTTACGATGGTGTCCTGACCCTGAGACAGGGACTGCTTAAGCCGCTTGTTCTCTTCCATAACCCGTTGGGTGACAGAAACGACCTCTTGGTTTTCCCGAAGAGCGCGTTCCTTCTCGCGCCGTTCGTCGTGCCACACCTTCTTCATCTGCTTAAGGCGCGTCTTTACCTTGTCGGAGTAGTCATCAAGCTCGTCAGCTTCAAGCTCGGCAACAATCTCCTCGGGCAAAGGTTCCCTATTGCGATCTACGGAAGGCGTATCGTCCTCGATTTCTACCTCGGGACCGGCTTCAATTTCGACTTCGAAGTCGTCGTCAATGTTTTCGCTCATTTGTGCCTCCTTTAGGCTCTGGAAATTCCGCGAGGGTCTTCAACAGTCCCCTCAACGCTATCGTCGTTAATCATACGAAACTCTCGACCGTGGATTTTTATCCGCGAGCCCGCATGAGGGCGCACAACGACAAAGTCGCCTTCTTTGCACCAAGGACCGCTGGGGAACCGGGCCGGGTCTTTGTAGCAATCGGTACCCATCTTCACGACGAACAGGACCGTGGTCAGCAGTTCTTCGTACCCAATGGTGACATCTGCCTTAAGGACGTTGCCCGCCGTTCTTTCCTCGATATCAGGAATAGCGCACAGGATGTGATAGCCCGAAGGGACGGGTAGCTGGCTCGCTCGGTCTTTAACGGGAACCTCGGGTTCCTTTGGTGCGTTTTTTGCCTTCTTCAGGCCAGCGGGGAGAATAAGCTCACTCATCGTCCGCCTCCATCCGTTGGGCAGTTTCCATGCAGAAGTTATTTGCGATCATGAGGCCCCGTACAATACCGCAGGCGTACTTATAGTCGCCGTGATCTTTAGCAGTGCCTTTAGCCATGTCGTCAGACATAACCTTGATCTCTTCCTGTATCTTGTTTGAGAGATACTTCAGTAGATCGTTACTCATTTAGGTTCCTTCTCTGCTCTGTTTGTAGGAGCTTGTTGCTGGGACCGGTTGGTCAAATCGCGAGCGATATCCACTCCCATTTTGAGCCCTTCCGATTCCTGTTTCGCAGCGAGCGCTTCTTTGCCCCCTCCGATTTTTGCGCCGACCTGTAGGCCCGCGATCCGTTCTGCCGAGGCGATGCGTTCGCGCTCGATATCCAGTTGGTCGTCTTTGGCAGCAGCATCAATAAGGAGCTTCTTCTCCTTGATCTGCATTTCCTGCTGTTTGATTTTCAGTTCTTCCTGCTGCATCTGCACGATGGGGTCTTGGGCAGTCTGTGCATTCTGCTGTTGTTGGGCAGCTTCCTGCTTCTTCTGCAGCACCTGTTGAGCGGCAGCGGCAGCCAGACGCGAGATGTTAAGCTCGGTGTCCTTATCCATCGGCGCATCAGGTTCCGGGTAGGGAACGCCAGCAGCGTCTTCGATCTGTTTGCGGTACATCATGCCATAGTGTTCAGCGATGTGAGCTTGGAGTGCCCCTAGCATGGCTTGCGCCTGTGGGTTCTGGCCCAGCATAGCAGCCGTCTGCGGGTCGTTCAGGAAGGCCATGTGGACCGTGATATGAGACTCATGGTCTTGGTACAGGAACGCCTTGACGGGCTTGCCAGCCACCACCGACATATTCTCGGAGACTGGATCGCGCGGCTTCTGGTCATCCGCAGTCGGGACCAGTTTAGCGGCGTCCTTAATCCCTAGGACCGTCAGCATCTCCCGGTGCAGGAAGGGCAGGTCGTAGAGTTGCGGAGCCCCTTGCGCCAGCTGCATGACCGCTTGGTACTGGACAACCTTCTGCGCCATCGTGGCAGCGTTGGGGTCGCTCACCGGGATGATGGTAACGAGGTCGTAGTCGTCCTTCTTGGCCTTGCGCGAGCCTTCCTGAGGCTCGTAGCTGTACTCGTCGGGTGTGTAGTCCCGGATGATGTCGCGCAGCAGGATGAACTCCTGCTTCATGGAGTAGTAGATGCGGGCTTGGACAGCCGACATCACCTTCAAGGTCCGCTCTAGTATGGCGAGCGTAGTGCCCACAGGGCTGTTGGCGGACATATCCGCGACCTGTAGGTCAGCCGCCCCGGCGAACCGGCGTCCTTCTTCCACGATGGTGCCTAGCAGCGTGTACAGGACTTGGCTCGGCTCCTTGTAGGGGAGCGGCATGATGTTATCGCGCATGGTGCCGGAAGCGACATCCACATCCCGCCATTCAGCGGGAGCGATGGGCGTATCGTCACCCTTAACCCGTAGGCCCTTGGTTTTGAAGCCACCGGGCAGGTTGGATAGCGTACCCGCATCGACCAACTGGCGGATAATTGACGTACCGGACTTGGCAAAGGCCCCGATCAGGTGGATCAGGCCGAAAGCATAGAAGCCAAAGCCCGGAATGTAGGCGTAGTGGACGAAGTGGTTCCGTTTAGCCTTAAGCTGGTCGTCCGGGTTCCAGTTGCGGCGGATCGCCAGCACCGTTTCGGAGCTTTTCTCAATAGTAACCACGTACGGGAGGGCAATACCGTCCTCATCCCCTTCAGGATCGTCCTCGATCACCAGATTGACGTGCATCTCAAGGAGTTTGAAGCGGTCGTCAGACGAGGCTCGGAAGCCCATGCGCTCTGCGATCTTCTTCTCTACCTCATCGAAGCTATCGACCGGGTCGCCAAGGTCAGCATCGCAGTAGAAGCCCGCAGCCTGTAGCTTCTTAACCTCGTTAGGGGTCTTGCGCATGACGTGGGTCACGCGCTCGCAGGTTTGTAGGTTAGAGGCCCCGTAGGGCACCACTACGTCCTCAGCGGGGACGTACATCGACACTTGCCTACCAATTGACGGGTCGTAGTAGACCTTCTTGAAGGCATTACCCGACAGCCCTAGACCCCACAGCATCCTCTCATGCTCTGGCCGGTACTCCGGCATGGCGTCCGTAAGCTGGTAGTTCATATCGTCTTGGACGCGCGCGGAGGCTTCCACCTTCTCAGGCGTTTCCTTGCCTATAATCTGCGTTTTCACCGGCCCCGCAGCGGGGAAGGTCGCCATCATAGTCTCGGCTTGGAACTTGACGAGCGCTTCAGAGAGCAGCGGGTGGTACACACCGCAGGCCCCGGGCCACGGCTCGGTGCGGTCCTCGACCTTCATCCCCAGCAGTTCAAGACCATCGACGTAAGTCTGTATCCAGTCCTTGCGGGACGACAGGTCTTCTTCAAACTCGCCCAGCAGGTCACCGACCAACTCGACCAGCACCTTCTCATCCAACATCTCGGCCAAGTTCTGACTGAACTCTTCCTCGGCCTCCTCATCAAACTCCTCGTCCATCTCTTCGGCTTCATCCCGTTCCTCGGGAGAAACTTCAATCTCGATTTCGAGCGCGGGCTCGTCATCCATGAGGTCTTCGTCGGACATCCCCAGCGGGGCTTGATTTAGCGCTTTATCAATAGCCATTGGGTCAGTCTTTCTTAAGCTTGGCGGTGTTTCTTAAGCTTGGCGGTGTTTGTCTTCGGGTTTGTAGGTGAGACTCTTCTTAGTCACGAAGGTCTCAAATGTCTCAAGCCTACTGCGAAACCACTCTAGCTGCTCAGGGGTATCTACCCCCTCGCACCACATCTTCATATCGCCTTCACGACCCACTACGCAGAGAGCAATGTTGTCGTCGTTGAGGACAGCCCCGGAAAACTCTTTCTTAATTAGAGCGGGACCGAGGTGGCGGATCATGGTGTTGGTGGGGTTTATCTCCTCTATCTCTGCAGGCACGGGGGGCTTGCGCTCCCGCCAGAGAGTGTCGCTCTCTATATCCGCGTCATTAGAGAGTAAATTACACCCCACGCACTCGGTCTGACCTGTAGCGTGTAAGAAGAAGGTCTGTGACGCGCAAGCCGCGCAAGTCCAAATAGCGTCACGAGTGTCTTTGGGGGGCTCAATAGTCGGGGGTTTATTGCCGAAGGGGATAATCTTGTTGTCGTAGTCTTCAATAGCCATTGGGTCAGTCTTTCTTAAGCTTGGCGGTGTTTGTCTTCGGGTTATACACGAAGGCGCTAGGCTTTTTACCCGCTGCTTTTGCCGCCCTATCCTTTGCCCGCCCTTCAGCGGTCATACTGTTTCTTTTCTGGCCCTTTGGCGTCAGCGCACCTGTTGCGCTCATGTCCCCGCGCTTCTTGAGTATGGCGATGGCTTCACCCTTGTTACCCACCTGAGCAGACAAGCGCTTAACGAGGGAGTTCTTACCGAGGAACTTCTGTGTTTTTGAGGCTGGCACTTAATATATCCTCCGGCGCTTGGCTGGGTTACCGTCGTCTACGACATCCCCTGAGACCTTACTCGGGGGTAGCCGCAGTTTTGTACCGGGCTCTACGCGGGAAAAGTACTCTTTTAGGGGGCCTACACCACCCGCGTTCTCGATGTTGCGGTCAGAGGCGTGGAACTCCCAGCCCTTCTTGTCGTCCCCTACCCACCGGCCTGCCGGGGGAGCGTCCTTGTCTTTAGACCTGAGAGTGTCTGTGGAGTAGGTTATGTGGTTATCTTTTTTGAACTCATCACCCATATGCCCACGAGCATCGGGCTTAAGGCCGTACTTGTACGCCCCGCGCATATCGTAGTCATCAGACTCCTGCAGCTTGTGCTTGGCGAGGAACGCCTGATACTTATCTTCTTCTGCCCCCGGGAACTTATAATCAGCCTTAGCCATCAGTAGTACCCCGG